CAAGAAACTAAATTAGCGCGTACAGTTAGACTTGATGACTTTGATACTCCAAACACATTTACTGTTCTTCCTGTAAAAGCTACTCGTGCCGGAAAAATTATGGCATTTGATACTGATGGCAATGTTACAGTTGGTGAGGACATTGGCAACTGGCGTGGTAACTGGGCGGCAAGTGTTGCTTTTATTGTTCGTGATCTAGTCAAAGACGGCAGCAACTCCAATGTCTATCGTGTCAACACGGCTCACACATCATCTGGAACTACTCCAATTAGTAGCAATGCTGACGTAGCCAAGTTTGACTTGGTTGTTGATGCTGCTGCATCTGCTGCTTCTGCGGCTGCCGCTGCTTCTTCTGCCAGTGCGGCTTCTTCGTCTGCTAGTGCAGCTTCAACTTCTGCATCGAATGCCTCTACCTCTGCAACAAACGCCTCTACTTCTGCGTCTAATTCATCGACAAGCGCATCTGCTGCGGCGGCATCGGCTGCTGCTGCGGCTGCTAGTTTTGATGCCTTTGACGACATTTATCTTGGTGCTTATGCTACTGACCCTACATTAGATAACGATGGTAACGCACTAACCATTGGCGATTTGTATTTTAATACGGGTGTTAGTAGGCTTAAAGTCTATGATGGTGCTACTTGGTTATTAGCGATAGTTGACACTACAACGGTAGTTGAAAAAACAGGCACTACTGGTGCGGCTGTTATTCCTGCAAGCACGACAGCAAATCGTCCTACACCCGTTACAGGTCATTTTAGGTTTAATACCTCATTAACCCAGTTTGAAGGCTACAACGGTACTGCATGGGGTGCTGTCGGGGGCGGTGCTACAGGTGGTAGTAATGATAAGATTTTCCATGAAAACGATCAAACCGTAACAACCAACTACACAATTACCACTAGCAAAAACGCCGGAACTTTTGGACCAATTACAATAAACAGCAGCATTACGGTCACTGTTCCTTCTGGCAGCACATGGAGTATTGTCTAATGCCTGTAAAACTCAATGGATCAACATCTGGGTCAATAACAATAGACGCCCCTGCTGTTGCCGGAACCAACACTCTTACGCTTCCTGCTGTGACTGACACGCTAGTAGGTCTAGCGGCTACCCAGACACTTACTGGCAAGACGTTAACTAGTCCAACATTAACTAGCCCGACAATTACGGGTGCTATTGTATCCTCAATGGGAAGCAGCGTACTTACATCTGCTACGGCTCAGGCTTCAACCTCTGGTACAAGCATTGATTTTACAGGAATACCATCGTGGGTAAAACGTATTACGGTGATGCTTAGTGGTGTTAGTTTGTCTACAACGGCGTCAACAGTAGCCGTTAGAATTGGATCAGGTAGTTTTGAAACAACTGGTTATGTTGGTGGGTATGGTTTTTCTAACAGCGCAGCCGCTGCAAACGCTTTCGCGTCTGATCAGTATATAATAGTAGCAAATGTGACTGCTGTTGCTGATACTATTCATGGAGCATTAGTCATAACCAATGTCTCTGGCAATTTATGGGTTGCTCAAGGCTCATTTTTTAGAGATTCAGCTTCTACTGATGGGGGGTTTATGGTTGCAAGTTCAAAAACTACTTCTGGGGTTCTTGATCGGGTACAAGTAACGCTAACTTCTACCGGAGCCTTTGACGCTGGCACTATCAACATTATGTACGAGTGAGGAATCCATGACTGTAACCATAAGCGGAACCACAGGTATAGCTGGTGTTGATGGCTCTGCTGCTACTCCAGCAGTGCAGGGTGNTGATACCAACACGGGNGTGTTCTACGGCACAGATATCGTAGCTGTCTCGACGGGTGGCACTGAGAGGATGCGTATTAATGCGTCTGGTCAGGCAGAGTTCACGGCAGGAACTGCGGCTCTTCCGGCGATAACTTCGACTGGCGACACTAACACGGGTGTGTTTTTCCCTGCGGCTGATACGATTGCCTTTGGCGAGGGCGGTGCGGAGGCGATGCGGATTGACTCGTCTGGCAATGTCGGGATTGGTACTACAGCCGCCAGTTCCTACGGTCGACTTGCGGTAATGACACCGACTAGTAATTTCGGTTTTTTCGGCATCGCCAATTCAGTAGCTAGCGGCGGTGGTGTAAACATCGCCCAATATTATGGAACTGTAAAGATTTCATATATTGATTCAACCTTAGAAAATGGCACTCCCGGTGCTGAAACTGCACGATTGACTTTTGCCACAAGCACTGCCGGAACACTTACTGAGCGTATGCGTATTAGTTCTAATGGTGACTTATTAGTTGGATGCACAAGCCAAGCCAACGCAGCAAGAGCAACATGGCAAACAGCAACAAATAATGCTAGGTATATAGGGTTTCAAACAGTTGCTGGTGCTGAAATTGGTTTTATTTTTAATAACACCACAGCAACGCAATACAGCACAACATCTGACTACAGACTTAAAAAAGATATAGCCCCAATGACGGGAGCGTTGGCTAAAGTACAAGCCCTTAAGCCTGTAACATATAAGTGGAAGTCTAACGATTCAGATGCTGAAGGATTTATTGCTCATGAACTTGCTGAAATTTGTCCAAGTGCAGTTGTTGGTACAAAGGATGCTGTAAATGAAAATGGTGACCCCAACTACCAAGGCATTGATACTAGCTTTTTGGTTGCAACTTTAACCGCCGCCATCCAAGAGCAACAGGCCATGATTACCGCTCTAACCAACCGTATCACCGCACTTGAGGTAACGCCATGAGTACCGTAAAAGCTACCAACTTCCAGAACGCCTCATCTGCTACCGCCAACATGGTAACAGATGCCAGTGGCAACGTGTCCTTTGGTGGCACTGCGGCTATGTCCAGCAGCTTTCTACGCAACCGCATTATCAATGGTGATATGCGGGTAGATCAGCGTAATGCTGGGGCGAGTGTGACCAATATATCTGGAGGTGTTTATACAGTAGATAGATGGGCTGCATACGCTTCACAGGCAAGTAAATTTACTATTCAACGTAATGCTGGGGCAGTAACACCGCCTTCTGGGTTTGTAAATTATCTTGGAGTTACATCATCTTCTGCATACTCAGTACTCAGTAGTGACGAATTTGACGTTCGTCAAATGATTGAGGGTTTAAATGTTTCTGATTTAGATTGGGGTACTGCGTCTGCAAAAACAATAACTTTTTCTTTTTATGTGCGTAGTTCATTAACCGGAACTTTTGGTGGGGCTTTAGCAAATAGTGCTTTTAACCGCTCCTATCCGTTTACTTACACAATTTCTGTTGCAAACACATGGGAACAAAAGACTGTAACGATAGCTGGAGATACGTCTGGAACTTGGCTTACAACAAACGGCATAGGCATCTATGTATTTTTTGGACTTGGAGTTGGCTCTACTTATACTGGAACTGCTGGGGCATGGACAGGAAGCGGTCTTATCTCAGCCACAGGTGCAACCTCAGTAGTCGGCACATCTGGTGCTACCTTCTACGTCACAGGCGTACAGTTTGAAGTAGGCACAGTCGCCACACCATTTGAGCGGCAGATATACAGCAATCAGTTGGCACAGTGTCAGAGGTATTATGAGCATTCATACAGCCAAGATACTGCTGCTGGTACTTCAACCGACACAGGAACTGTTTCTACTAAATCACCACAAGTAGATATGCAGGACACAATTCAATTTGCGGTTGAAAAAAGAGCAGGTCCAACAATAACTTTTTACACAAATCTTGGCGTAAGTGGAAGTTGGAGATCAATTACTGCTGCCACAAATAGAGGTATGACTGTATCAACAAGTTCTGGAACTAGACAATTTACTTGGGCTAATTCAAACAGTGTCACTGTTGGCGATGTTTTGCGCGGTCATTGGACTGCCGCATCAGAATTGTGAGGAATGATATGTATAAATTAATTGAAACCCCAAACACGGTTAAACGCATTTTAGACAATGCGCTTATTCCCTTTGACCCAGCCAATACCGACTATCAAGCCTATCTGGCATGGTTAGCCGAGGGCAACACACCACTACCCGCTGACGAGGAAGTCTGATGGAAGCTGACGAAGCCAAACTTGTAATTGACTCGACTATAGCGACGGGTGCTATCACAATGCCGCTATGGGTTACTGAGTTACAGGGTTGGATTGGCTTTGCTATCGCTGTCGGTGGCTTAATTCTTGTTGTGATTCGTATTATTATTGCCGTACGAGACTGGCAGAAGGGTTCTTAAATGGACCCATTTACCCTCATCGCTGGTGCTACTGCTTTGTATAACGGCATCAAAAGTGCGGTTGATTCGGGCCATGAAATGCTTGATGTCGCTGATAAAGTCGGCAGTTTGTTTGGTCGCATTGCCCAGATTACTCAGTTAACTTCTGGTAAAAAGAAAAAAAAACTGTTTCAGTCTCAGGCAGAGTATGAAGCCGAGGCAATTAAACTTTACACGTTAAAGCAAAAAGCCCAGAAATTACAATTAGATACACGCAATTTATTTGTAGGTGCGTATGGCATTGCAGCATGGACTAGTATTCAAAAGGAAGTGACTGAAATGCGTAAGGAAGCACACCGTCAGGCAGTAGCAGCACAGCGTGAGGCTGAAGAAAACCGTAAAGATATGATCATGGGTGCTTGGCTTATTGGCGCAGTTATACTATTTGCTATATGCGTTGCTATTGGAATGATGTTGTTCACTCACAAATAGGAGTTATCATGGACTTGTTAAAAATGGCTACAGACGTATTAGGATCGGTAGCCCCTACAGTTGTATCGTTACTAGCTGGGCCACAGGCAGGAGCAATTGTAGGAAGTCTGTCTAATGCTTTGTTAGGACGTAGTGATGGTACTCCTGATGAAGTAGCAAGAGCATTGAAGACTGCTACTCCTGATCAACTTGCAGAGATTAAAAAGATTGAATCAGCCGAGCGTGTGCGTCTTGCCGAGATTGAAAAAGATGATCGTATTGATGCACGTGAACTTCAGCTTGCTGCCTTGAATAGTGATGATACCCTAGTTCGTCGGTTTATTTATTTGTTCTCATGGTTCTGGGCAATTGCATCTGTACTGTATTTCTTTTCTGTTACCTTTTTGCCTATGCCTGTTGGCGGCAAAGACTTTGCTCTTACAATTCTTGGCTTCTTGCTTGGTACTGCGGTCGGTACAATCCTCTCATTCTGGTATGGAAAGTCTAGCGAATGAAAGATAACTTTGAAGAGTCGCTTGCCCATGTTTTGAAGCATGAAGGTGGCTATGTTGATCACCCAAAAGACCCCGGCGGTGCAACCAATCTTGGCTGTACTAAAAAGGTTTGGGAAGAGTGGGTAGGTCATGAGGTAACTAAAGATGACATTAAAGCCCTCACAATCGCCGATGTTTCGCCGCTCTATAAGCAAAGGTACTGGGACAAATGTCGTGGTGATGACCTCCCGCGAGGTGTTGATTTTGCTGTGTTCGACCTTGCTATTAATAGTGGTGTTGGTCGTGCCAGCAAGTTACTACAAAGGGCTGTCGGTGTGGCTGCTGATGGTGCTATCGGCCCCGCAACCCTAGCCGCTGTAGCTAATGCAAATCCACGTGAACTTGCTACCAAGATATGTGAATTACGTTTGGCTTTTCTACAGGCGTTGCCAACATGGGAAACATTCGGCAAGGGTTGGGGTCGTCGGGTTAAAGAAACCGAGAAGACTGCATTCAACATGGCTTCTTAATAGTCATGCTCTTCGTCTAGAAAATGATCATGGGCTGCTGTAAATGCTTCTGGTTCAATATAGGCATTTACACGATCCCAGATCATTTTACTAAGGTCAGTACTACTTAGTGTTCTAGCATCATCCCATTCTAATAGATTGCCATCCCAAGCAATTGAAGACAGATACCAAATGATTTCTGATTCTCTGTCAAAGACAACATAGGCTTTGATGTCATTGATAGTCTTGTCTATCAGTGGCAGATCAAGTTCTTCAATTTCAATAATTATATCACCCATTACGAAGTTCCTTTTAGTTCTTCCCGCAGTCTTAAAACTTCAGCTTGCAACTTATCACATTCAGTTTTGGCATAATCATACCACATCTGAAGGTCTAAGTTAGCTAACCTCAACCGCTCAATCTCGTCAATCGCTTGCGCCGCCATTTTTGACAAATTGTAGATGGTTTTAGCGTCCTGCATTTCATCGTCCTGAAGAATCTTGAGTTGCAACTGTAGCTTACTGATCTGTTCAACGGTTTCCATCACTCTTTCCCTATTACAATGGCAAGCAGCAACGGGAAAATACCTAAAAAAGTTATTGCTAGGAATTCACTTACTGTCATCACTCTTCCTCCTTCAGTGCGGCACGGGCAACAAGAGCGGCTTCTTGGCAATTATCACAACAAGTGTTGTTGGAGATTGATTGCAACACTTGCCTCAACTTAATAATCTCGTCGGCTGCCTCGGCACACCATTCGCCTTCCTGACTCCAACTGATATCAACAGTGCGCAGCCGTTCAACAATGTCTGTCATTACTTTTCTCCTTGGAGTTTTCTAAAGTCTGCCTTTAGATTTTTAATACCGCGACGATCACTAATAGTCTTAGCCACTATAAGAGTTCTCTTTCCATGCGGCGTAGGAAAGATAATCTTATAGTGTTTACTAATAATAACTTCGTAGTTGGAAAGTCCTAGTTCTTCTTCTAGAAACTTTTTCAGTTCACGTTGACTTAGCATTCGGGGTCAAAGTCTTCCCACTCTTTTAGTTCGTCGGGCTGATCATCCTCTTCATCTTCAAAGTAATCTTCAAAGTCATTGTCATCATCCCCCTCCCCATAGCCGGAGTCTTTGAATTCTAAGGCACGATACTCCTCATAAGTTGTAGGAGTCTCTGGGTTAGTCTTTGGTATCTTCTCTCTGCCAGTCATTTCGTCTTTCCCTTCTCCGTTGTTTCTTCTTTGATTTCAATATCCGTTGATGGAATAATGAATGCGTCAAGCTGACGGCGAACACGCTCCTCAACGATATTGGTTTGCTTTTCATTCGATGCTTTCTCACCTGATATCTCCACTGCTATGGCTGCGTAACCAGCAATATCAAGCATACTGTCTAGATGATTGCCTTGGCTGACATCAAGACGCATCATCTTCTGCATGATATTGAGCATACATACTTGGTATGGTTCAATTGGGAATCCAAGATAGGCTGTCCACATAGACGCAATGTTCTGTGTCATCTTGGAAGCAGTTCCATAATCCTGCTGCCTATCCTTAACGATTCCTATTACTCGTTCCAGTGCTTCAATCTTGTTCATTCTTTTNCCTCAGTTCTCGTAAGAAGATTCTTACTTTTTCTGCTTCACTCACAGTCATAGCTTCAGTAAATATTTCTAAATGATTGGCAAACCTTTCTTTGAATACCTCATCAAACTTATTAGTAAGACGAATCCAGTTCTCATCATTGTTCTTAAGAAATCTAAGAACCTTATTATACCCATGGAAGATACTCGTATGATCCCTATTTAATACGTGTCCAATCTTTGGGAATGAATAGAGAGTGTAGGTACGTGCCGCCCAATATAAAAGAAACCTTGCTTCTGCTGCGAACGCATAGCGATACGTACCTAATATATCTTTGTTAGATACATGAGTAACTTCATTAACAATTGAGAGACAATCCTTGATCTGGATTATCATGCTGCTTCCTGTATTTGGTTCTGGTTAATGAGGGACATTAGATAATCGAATGCCTTCCCAGCAACCGCTGATGCAGATACAATCGCTGTCTTGTCTTCCTGCAATATTCCAAGCCATGCCTTGAGATAACTTGCATGGTCATCTCTTACATGGTTCGAGATACCAAACTCAGCAGACATGAATGCTGCTCCAAGTTCTGCCACTAACTCCTCCATTGCGTATGCGTTCTTCTTAAAGCGAGGTGCAAGTTCACGATCAAG